GTTCAGTTAACAGTTAACACACCACTTGATAATACAACTCTTTAATAGATAAGATTAAATTGTGGTCATCAAACCTCATCAAATATTGGTGGGGTTTTTTCTTTACGCTACAATAAAACTAAAATTACTTAAAAATCGTGGCAGCTACCATAATTGCAACTTTAAAAAGTGAAACTGCTAATAGCTATGTCACTTTGTCTGAAGCTAACGATTACTTCGATACCTCTCCAGACTCTTCAACTTGGACAAATAAAACAGATGACCAGAAGAAAAGAGCATTAATATCAGCTACTCGATGGATTGATACTTTAGTTTTTTATGGAGATAGATGTGATGATAGTCAGGCATTAAAGTTTCCCAGAAATAATTATCAGGTAGATGGAGTAGAACTGGCTTGTACTGCAATACCGAACAATATCAAATATGCACAATATGAATTAGCCAGAGCATTGGCAAATGATACTGATGCTATTACAGGAACTACAGGAAAAGACGGAAACTTTGAAGAAGTTAAGTTAGGAGATATTCAAGTTAAGTACAATACTGCAAGTCAGGGAACTGGATCTGTAAATAATATTCTTGACGTTTATCCGTGGTTACAAAGTTATCTGGGAGCATATTTGCTTGGTGGTGCTGGTAGTTTTCAACTTAGGGTGGTTAGAGGATAATGGCAGGACAATTAGACTCAATACTAAAAAATGTAGCTAAACAGGTAGTGTCTCAACTAGGAGACTCATTAGACACAGAGATTACTTACATAAGAAAAACATCTCCTTCTTACAACGCATCTACTGGTGCTGTAACTACTACTGACGTTACTTACACAATAAAAGCTCCAATAGAGTTTGTAGATTCAGATGAAGAAAGTGGTTTTCAAGAAAATACTGCTAGGTTATACATTACCCCAGACCAAATAGGCGATAGCCAACCTGTTTTACAAGACGAAATATCACTTACTTTTTCTGGTTCTACTAGGTTTGCTAAAATAATGGATATTAGAACATTAAAAGGTGGTCAAGAGTATTTGTTCCGTTTGAGGATTGTTTTCTAATGACATTAGTAAATGCCAGAGCAGCCATAGAAACAGCTATAAAAACAGCAGTAACTAATGCTGATAATACAGTTACAGTTGTATTTGATAATATGCCTTTTACAACACCTGGTAAAAATAAAAAATATGTAATGGTAAATATTAATTTTACTCAGGCTACTGCACAACCACAGGGAGCATCCCAGACTTATTATCAAGGTTCAGTTCGTTGCGGTGTAATGACTCCTCCTCATAAAGGATCTGCTACGGCATCTGCAATATCAGAATCAGTAATTACAGGTCTTACTTCCGTTAATGCTTCTGATTATACTGATACATTTTCAGTAACTCCAAGAGTCAGTCAAATAGTAGGTCCAACATCTGTTATAACTGAAGCTGATAGTCACTTTTTAAGTGTAGTAAGCTGTAATTTTAGTGCAAATGGCTAAAAAAGTACGACCCATAACTCAATTACCTGATGATATAAAGGAAAAAGTAGAAACAGCTTTAGCTGAGTCCGCATCACACATGGTATTTGGTTTACAAAGTGCTGGTCCGTGGTGGACAGGACACTTTGCTCAAAGTTGGGTTGTATCAACAAGTCCAGTACAACCTACTGATTCTTCAAGATTTAAGGAAGATAGAGATAAACAATTACCTAGTCAATTTAATGACCGCCCCAACAATAATGCTGTGGATTGTAACCCTCCAGGAAGTAAGGCTCAAAGAATTTCTGGTGGAGATGGTGGAACACCTATGGACCAGACTTTTTATCCTGTTCAAACGGGTAGAGTACCAGGCAGACCAAGTGTTATAAAAACTTCTCTAAGTAATATTATTTATATAGGAAACAAAGCATCATACGCTGGTTTTGCAATAAATCGACCAGGAGCAACTATGCCTGATACAGCAGGAAATCCAGTAACTTATGAGCAACATAAAAAAGGTACTAAGGGTAGAAAAGGTCATACATTGACTTCAAGAGATCAAAACCCTAACTGGATAAAAGTATATTTAGCACATGATGGGTTTGTAAATAATGACATAAATATGGGTTTTCAATCGGCTGGATTCAAGACAAAGTAAACATATTAAGCTATATTATAGTAGTACAAAAAAATTAATTTATGGCTGACAAAAGAGCTATTGACAAGCTAAAAGAAGCATTTTGTGTTGACAATGTAAGCCGTTACATTATTAAAAAAGAAGGAGTGGTAATTCTAGAAATATACTGGAAGCCACTAACTATTGCAGATAGAGACACTATTTATAAGACTCTTCATGCAATGAACAAAGCAAATGAGACTGATAATTTAGAATATGCTTTACAGGTTCTTATAAACAAAGCCGAAGATAAAGAAGGTAATAAATTATTTAGTGAAGCTGATCGTGCCAGCCTTAGACGAGAAATACCTTTAACAGTTTTGACAGATATTATGTTCAAGATCCAAGGTGCTGCGGAGGAGGTAGATACCGTAAACTCAAAAAGCACACCTGAGTGAAGATAATTATTTGTATCTACAGTTTTTCTTATGTGAAAAGCTAGGTTACACGATCCAGGAGTTTAGAGAAAAGGTAACTCACGAAGAGTTAATTTATTGGAGTTCATATTTAGAAATAAAAAGTGAGCGAGAACAGGCAGAATATGACAAAATAAAAAGAGAAGCACAAACAAAAAGAGCACGTTAAATGGCCGATGCAATTTACGAAGTAAATATAAAGCTAAATGCTCAGAATTTTGAGCAAGAACTTAACACGCTAAAGAAAAAATTAGAAAGATTTACAAAAGAAGCTAAAAGAAAAAACGAAAAGGACCCAATATTCAAAAGAGGTAGAGAGCTAACAGTACTAAAGTCTATTGAAACTACCAGAAATAAATTAAATGAACTGGATAGATTTGGTTTAAACACACAAAAAAGACGAGCCAAATTAGATCAAGCCGAAGAATTAGTATCAAAAGGAAAGTTTAGAACTGCAAAAAACTTAGTAAATGAAGCACAACTATTAAATTTAAAAGACGCTGAAAACTTACGTTTAGCAAAAGAAAGATTAGCAGAAGAGAAAAAGCTAAAAAGAGAAAGGGAAATGCAACAGAAGTTAGCAAGTAAGCGTGTGGGTAGTATTATCAAAAGTGCTGCTATTGGTGGTGGTTTCCCTTTGTTATTTGGTGGAGGTATAACACAAGCCATACCTGGTTTAATTGGTGGTGCGTTGGGAGAAGCAGCAAGTCCTGGCGGTGGATTTGCAGGATCTATTGCTGCCACAGCATTAGCATCTTCGGCAACTCAGTTTGCTAATAGTGCAAGAGAGGTAGGTAATGCCTTAAAAGATCCAACAGAAGGTTTACAGAAATTAAAAGACGCAGGATTTAAAGTAAGCGAGTCTACGGAAAGACAGATAGAGGCATTAATTAAGGCAGGAAGAAAAACTGAAGCACTAGAATTAGTACAAAAAGAATTTGCAAAAACTATAGGAACACTAGGAACAGATAACCTTAAAAAATTAGATACATCATTTGATGCGTTAGATGATGCAGTTGCAAAATTAGTATTAAAATTCCAAGCTGATTTAGCTCCTGCATTTATTACTATTATTGATTTAGCAACTAAATTTGTAGATTCTGTAGGTGGATTTAGAATACAAAACAAAGCTCAAGAATTAGATCCAGAAAGGTTTAGAGCATTAGATAGACAAATAAGAAAAGAATTGAGTGGCGGTATTCCAGGTAAAATAGTTATAGATGAAGAACTTAGAGCCGAATATCAAAGACAACTGACAGCAGGATCAAAGAAAATTATACAAGAATTAATGCCAGAGTTTTTAGGGAATGGAGATAGTACCAATACAGATGGAAGCGGAACTAGAGATCCTTTTGATGTTAATTTAGAAAAAACTAAGCTAGAAAAACTTGTAAAACAGACAGAACATTACGAAAGAATATTAGAAGTAGGATTTGAACAAGCAGAATTAGAAAAACAAATTGCAGAATTTAAAGAATCTGCTTCAGAGGCAGAATTAAAGAAAATAGAAAACGGAGAAATAAATATAAAACAACTTATTGATGAGAATAGAGAAGCAAAACAACTTGTTGAAAATGCAGAAAAAGTAAGAGATTTGTATAGCAGTATTGCATCGACTATAGAAACTGGATTGGTAAATGCGATTGACGGTGCAATAAATGGTACTAAAACTCTTGGAGATGTTGCTCGTAGTGTATTTTCAGAAATACAAAGATCACTCATTAGGTTTGGTGTAAATGCTTTTCTTGGTGGACTTCCTGGGATTGGTGGATTTTTTAGAGCAGAGGGTGGACCAGTTAGCAGAGGTGGAAGTTACATAGTTGGAGAACGTGGACCAGAACTGTTTACTCCTGGATCTTCTGGAATGATTACACCAAACCATGCTCTTGGTAGTTCTACAACTGTTGTTGTTAATGTAGATGCTTCTGGTTCTAATGTAGAAGGAGATGAAGGAGAAGGTAGAGCATTAGGACTTGCATTATCAGCAGCCATAGAGACAGAATTAATTAAACAAAAACGACCTGGAGGTTTACTTGCATAATGGCTACCTTTCCCTCAATAACACCAACATACGGACAGCAAAAAAAATCCGCACCAAATACTAGAATAGTTCGTTTTGCTGATGGTTATGAACATAGAATATTATTTGGACTAGCTGCTCATCAAAATCCAAAAATTTACGATTTTACTTTTGAAGTATCAGAAACAGATGCAGATACAATAGAAGGCTTCCTTGATAGTCGTGCTAATGATAGCACCAGCTTTACTTTTACTCCACCAGGCGAGGGTTTTACAAAAACAGGAACTTACTCTCAATCAGGAACTACAGTAACAATTACAATTACAAGTCATGGTGTAGCTGTAGGAGATGAACTTACTATTGACTACACTTCTGGATCGGCAACTGATGGTACTTTTCTTGTTGCTTCAGTTACAGATTCAGATGTTTTTACTGTTACTGCTGCTGCCAGTGCTACCAATAGTGGAAATGTCTCGATTACTTTATCTGGTGCAGGACAATATGTTTGCGAGAACTGGAATAAATCTATACCATATAACAATAGAGCAACAATTCAAGCAACATTTAGAGAGGTGTTTGAGCCATGAGCAGTTCTGCTATTGTTAGCAATCTTCAAAATATAAATCCATCGGCAATAATTGAACTATTTGTACTTACTTTAAAAGAAGGCTTAAATTATGCCACAGGAAATCCTGATAGCGTTACTACTGTATATAGATTTCATGCTGGTTCTTCTTTAAAAGATAATGGAGAAATTGTCTGGGCTGGTAATAGTTATCAAAGATTTCCTGTAAAAGCTGAAGGATTTGCTTTTCAAAAAGGAATGTTACCTCGACCAACTCTTACAGTATCAAACGCATTAGGAACAATTACATCTATTTTATTATCAGTAAATGAAGCAAGTGCTGGTAATGATTTAACAGGTGCAACTGTTACTCGTATTAGAACTCTTGCAAGATTTATTGATGCTGTTAACTTTCCTAGTAATGTAAATCCTTATGGAACACCAGATTCTACAGCAGAGTTTCCGCAGGAAATATATAAGATAGATAGAAAATCAGCAGAAAATAGAGAGGTGGTTCAATTTGAGTTAGCTTCTGTATTTGATCTTGCTGGTATTCGTGCTGGTAGACAATGCACTAGATCAGAGTTTCCTTCTATTGGTACGGTTATAGGATGAATTGGAAAGAAGCTGCACTTAATCATGCTGAGACAGAAGATCCAAAAGAATCTGTTGGTCTTTTATTAAATATTCGAGGAAAAGAAAGATATTATCCCTGTCGTAATCTTTCCATGACAGCACATCAATGTTTTATTCTTGATCCAGAAGATTATGTGAAAGCTAGTAATTTAGGAGAAGTTACTGCTGTTGTTCATAGTCATCCAACAACACCTCCAGAAGCTAGTCAAGCAGATATGGTTGCGTGTGAGCAAAGTAAACTTCCGTGGTATATTGTTAATCCTAAAACAAGAAAATGGGGATATTACGAACCACAAGGTTATGAAGCTCCTTTGCTTGGTAGGCAATGGGTCTGGGGTATAACAGACTGCTGGTCTTTGGTTCGTGATTACTACAAACAGGAAAGAAATATAGAGTTGAAAGATTATGAAAGACCAATCACTCCAGAAGAGTTTATGAAAGATCCATTGTTTGAAAGTTATGCGTGGCGAACAGGATTTAGAGAACTTAGATCAGATGAAAAATTACAGGCTGGAGATGTTTTATTAATGAGTATTTTAGATTCAACTTTAAATCATGTAGCTATTTTTCTAGGAGATGATGTACTTCATCATTTAACCGATAGACTATCTTGTAGAGAGCCATACTCTCCTTGGTTACTAAAATGTACAGGAAAAAGGTATCGTTATGCTTCGTAAAATAAAATTATATGGAGAACTTGCAGACTTTGTAGGTCATAAAGAGTTTGAGGTAAAAGCAGATACTTTGGCTAGTGCAGTTAGTTTTTTAGTAAATAATTTTGAAGGGATAGATAAATTTATGAACCCTAAATATTATCAAGTAAAAGTTGGTAATTATGCGATAGATGAATCAGAAATTTATCATCCTATTGGTAAAGAGGATATTCATTTTACTCCTGTTATTAGTGGTGCTGGAAGAGGTTTTGGAAGAATATTACTAGGTGCTGCTTTGATTGGATTAGCGTTTATTCCGTTTGCTGGCACTGGAACGGGTTTAGGTATGATTTTTGGAAAAGGGCCAGTATTCGGTATTCATAAACTAGGGCAAGTAGGTATGCTTTCAAAAGCGTTAGCAGGTGTTGGAGGTGCTTTAGTTTTATCAGGTGTTAGTGAAATGTTATTTCCATTGCCGAAATTTGACGACTTTGATTCAGAAGGAGATCCTAGATTATCATTTAGTTTCAATGGTATTCAACAAACAAACAGGGCTGGCACACCAGTACCTATAGTGTACGGAGAAATATTCACTGGATCGGTTGTAATTAGTGCTTCTGTAGATACTGAACAGGTACAGGTATGACAGATATTAAACGTATTATCAGAGGTGCAAAAGGTGGAAATCCACCACCTCCAAAACCTACTAGAGAACCTGATACTCTTCACAGTAGACAATATGCGACTTTTCTCGATTTAATATCAGAAGGAGAAATAGAGGGTTTTGCTACTGCATCTAAAGAAGGAAGGACAAAGGGTACAACTGTATATAATAATGCTGCATTAAAAGATGTATTTTTAAATGATACTCCTGTTATCAGAGCTTCAGCAGATTCTACTGATATTCAAGATGTAGATAGAAATTTTCAAAATGTAACCTTTAACCCTAGATTTGGTACTGATAGTCAAACTCCTATACCAAATATAGATAGCAGTGTATCTACAACAAATGTCGGTGTAACAGTAACAAAAGATATTCCTGTTACTAGACAAATTACCAATACAAATGTTGATAAGGTAAGAGTATCTGTTACTTTTCCTCAACTACAGAAAGCGACTGATGATGGAGATTTGCTTGGTAGTGAGGTTACTTTATCAATAGCTGTTCAATATAATTCTGGTGGTTTTACTACTGTAATTACTGACACAATAAAAGGTAGAAGTGGAGATGCGTACCAAAGAGATTATGGTATAGAACTTACAGGTGCATTTCCAGTAGATATTAGAGTAAGTAGAGTCACAGATGATGCTACAGACACTAATATTCAAGATACTTTTCAGTGGACAAGTCTTGGAGAAATAATTGAAGAGTCTCGTAATTATAACAACAGTGCTTATACTGCTTTACGTTTGGATTCAATGCAGTTTAGTTCGATTCCTGATAGAAAATTTAGAATTAGAGGAATAAAAGTAAGGATTCCAGGAGCAGGTGCATCTAGTTCTGGTACTCCTACTGTTGATAGTACAACTGGTCGAATTGTTTATCCTGATGGCTATATATTTAATGGTGTTATGGGAGCAGCTACATGGTGTTCATGTCCTGCGATGGTGTTACTTGATATTTTAACTACAAGCAGATATGGTTTTGGAGATCATATAACAGATAGTTCTCTTGATCTTTTTAGTTTTGTAAATGCCAGTAAGTTTGCCAACACACTTGTAGATGATGGACAAGGAGGGCAAGAAGCTAGATTTAGCTGCAATGTAAACATTCAAAGTCCAAAAGAAGCATTTCAACTAATAAATGATTTATCAGGTGTAATGAGATGTATGCCGATATGGTCGGCTGGCTCAATAACAATCACACAAGATAAACCTACAGATCCTAGTTATTTATTTAATTTATCTAATGTTACTGAAGAAGGTTTTTCATATTCTGGTAGCAGTTTAAAAACAAGACATAGTGTTATATCCGTGTCTTATTTCAACATGGATAGTCAAGAGGTTGATTTTGAAGTAGTTGGAGATAGTGATAGTGCTACAGATGTAGCAAGAAGAGCAAAGTTAGGCACTGTGATAAAACAAGTAAAAGCATTTGCGTGTACTTCAAGAGGTCAAGCAAAAAGATTAGGTAAAGCAATATTATTTGCTGAAGAAAATGAGTCAGAAGTTGTTGCATTTGCGACTTCTATTGATTCTGGTGCGGTAGTCAGACCTGGTGCAATTATTGAGATACAAGATCCAGTAAGAGCAGGAGTAAGAAGAGGAGGTAGATTAAAAAGTGCTGCTTCTACGACTGTTGTTACTGTTGATGATACTGCTGCTACAGATCTTGCTGTAGATGCAACCGGTAATCCTGTTGGAGATGCAAAAATATCTATCATTATGCCTGATGGAACGATGGAAGTAGGAGATATTTCTGCTGTATCGGGAGCAACTATCACTGTTGACAGCGTTGTAAAAAATAATACTGATGGAACTCAGACTACTCAATCTACTTTTAGTTCCGTTCCAAATGCAAACACAGCTTTTCTTATATCTAATGTAACTACTCAATCTCAATTATTTAGAGTAATAACAGTAGAAGAGCAAGACGGAATAAATTATGCAATTACAGCTTTATCTTATGTAGAAGGAAAGTACGCATTTATTGAAGATGGCGAAGCATTACCAGCTAGAGTTGTTTCTAAACTAAATGAACCAGCTAACCCTCCTTCTAATGTCAGTGCTGTTGAAAAAATATTTCCTATTAATAATCAAGCTGTATCAAAGATTATTATTAGCTGGCAACCTATAGTTGGTGTTACTGAATATCAAGTTAATTATAGATTTGGTAATGACAATTTTATAAGTGAAAGAGTAGCAAGACCTGACTTTGAAATAGTAAATAGCAGAAAAGGAACTTATACGATTCAAGTATTTTCTTACAATGTTCAAAATGTAATTTCAGCCAGCTCGACTAATTTAACTTTTGAAGCCGTTGGTAAAACAGCACTTCCACAAGATGTTACAGGATTACTTGTCGAGCCAGTTTCAGATCAGTTTGTGCGACTACGTTTTGATAAAGCTACAGATATTGATGTTACGCATGGTGGAAACGTAGTTGTTAGACATAGTAACCTTACAGATGGAACGGGAACATTTACTAATTCTGTTGATATTATTCCTGCTTTACCAGGAAACGTATCTGAGACATTAGTACCAGCAGTAGATGGAGAGTATATTCTTAAATTTAGAGATGATGGTGGCAGACTAAGTTCTGGAGAAACTTCTGTTGTTGTAACAACTCCTGATCCTGTACCTAAATTACTTGTATTAGCAGATAGAGAAGATACTGATTCTCCTCCTTTTGCTGGAGATAAAGTTGATTGTTTCTTTTCTGATGATGTAAACGGACTTGTTCTTGGATCGTTAGAAACATTAGATGATGTAACTGATTTTGATACTATTCCTGATTTTGACTTTTTGGGTGCTGTTGATATTACTGGTGGTCATTATGATTTTGCTGCAAAGCTGGATCTAGGTGGTAAACAACCACTTAGATTAAAACGTCATTTTGTTACGCAAGGTTTTTATCCTAATGATTTGATTGATAAAAGATCAGCAAATATTGATACTTGGACAGATTTTGATGGTGCTACTGCTTTTGATGTCAACGCAAAACTATTGGTGGCAACAACTGACAGCGATCCAGCTACATCTGATTCAGCAACTTATACACAATCTGGAACGACAATAACAGTAACAAAATCTAGTCATGGATTTAGTATCGGCACTTTTGTTGATATTGACTTTACGAGTGGTGGTGCAACTGACGGATATTTTGAAGTTCAATCCGTGCCAAGTAGTAGTACGTTCACTGTCACTGCCTCATCCAGTGCAACAATATCAAGTAGTAACTGTAATATCGGAGCAGGATTTACTAAATTCAACACACTTGCCAACGGAACATTTATTGGTCGAGGATTTAG